GCAGCGCGGCATGGATGGCCGACTTGCGGATATCCCGCCCCAGACGGCGCTGCGTGTTCACATAGCGCTCCAGTGAGGCGTTGGCCTCGGCCAGACTCAGCTCCATTTCCGGGCCCGGGTACAGGTACAGCACCGCCTCAATCTTGTAGTCGACCAGCTCGGCCGACCGCACCAGAAGGCGATCACCCACGGGGCGCACGTCCTCATCACTGAGCGCGACCCGCACCTTTTCCAGCAAGTCCGCCGGGGCCTTGCCATCACCCAGGCGGCTCAGGATGCTGACCAGCACCGTGGCCGGGCTCGGGCTGCTGGCCCGGGCATCCGCCACCCGGCCATCGGCCGACATGGCGTGAAACACGTAAGCATCCCGAGGGCCAGCAATCGACAGGCCCTCAAACGCAAACAGCGTGCGCTCCACCAGGGAATCGTCCGACTCGTACTGCGCCTCGATCGGCGGCACTGCAGCGGAGTCAGCCTCGACCACGGTCAGGCGTTTTACGTTGTAGTTGGCCGCTAGGTGATCCAGATCGCTGTCACGGGCGTAGGCCAACAGCAGCGCCTTGGCCGCATCGTTGATGCGCGCCCGGCTCATCATCTTGTCGTAAGCGGCCTTTTCCAGCAGCTTGACCACCGGATCGGACTCCAGCGCTGCCGACCAGTCGTCCCCCATCAAGGCGCGAAAGTCGGTCAGCGCTTCCTGATACAGCGCCTCAAAATCCAGTGATTCCAGTACAAGCGGTGCCGGTAAACGGGACAGGTCAAGGGTGCTCATACGTTCACTTCCAATAGCTGGCTGTCGCCCTTGTAGATACCTGACAGACGAAAAGTAATACGCCCATCAAGAACGGACAGGACTTGAACCTGCGTCAGTTCCAGACGCGGCTCCCAGCGTTTCAGGGCGCGGGCCGCTTCGGCCTGCACAGCGCTTTTCCAGCCTTCACTGACGGGCAGATCGACAAAGCGCCGGATGGTGCTGCCGTATTCCGGGCGCATCAGCCGGGAACCCAGCGGCGTGGTCAAAATGTCTTCAATGGACTGCCTCAGGTGCTTAACGCCCGAGATAGGCAGCCCGGTACGGCGGTCCATTCCGATCATGGGGCTACTCCGGGGAACGCTCTAAGTCAGGGTGTTTATCAAGAAAGGCCTGCGCTTCGGCGTCCAATCCCTCGACACGGTGAGCACTGACATGCAGCGTTCGACCCTTGGGCATCACCAGGACGCGAGAAATAAAGGCCCGGTCGCGGTAAACGACCGGGCTGACAGGCTTGTCGATCGAGACGGGTTTGCTCGTCATCTTTCCTCCAGGCAGAAAAAAGCCCGCACGCGGCGGGCTGGTTGATGGTGGATTTAATGCTTGTGGTTGGGCGTGTTGCCACTGGTGTCGATAATTGCCCCGCCACTGTTGATATCGCCCGTTACGCGTAACCCGCCGTTGATCAACACTTCGCCGTAAATTGTCACGTCACCATCGAGTGCGATCGCCCCAGAGGTGACCACCAGGGCACTATCTGTAACGGTCGCCGATGAACCACCCACCTTGATATCCACCGAGCCGGTCGGCAGATCAATGATGTAAGTGCGAGCCTGCCAGTCGTAAGTCAGCGACCCGCCATCATCAAATAGCCAGCGCTCGACGTGATCGCGGTTATCCGGGGCTGGCCCGGCATCGCCAAACAATCCCGGTACAAAGGTGCCTTGTGATACGTCACCGCTTGGGCTGAGCAAAGCGCCCTGCTCGCCCATGCTGGGCACCCGCCAGTGCCGCGCCTTGCCCGCCGCCTGACTGTGCCAGCGCACCCAGGCACTGACCCATTCGCCGTCCGACACCCGGCACACGGGCGGCCTGACAGTCAGGTCAAGGGCGACCACATAGCAGCTCTTGACCACCCCGGCGATCATGCGGTCGTGCTCGGCAAGAGCATGGCTCACGGGGCGACCTCGCCGTCCACGTTGAACACCAACGATCCGGGTTGCTCATCCGGCCAAGGCCATTCCGTTTCACCCAGGTAAATCGTCTGGGTCCACTCCACCAGCCACACGGTATAGCCATCCAGCTCCGGGCGGGTCCAGTCCTGGGTTGAACGTTTGAACTCGGCAGGCTCAACCGCCAGGCCCCATGTCTGGGTGCGCAACAACACCGCCAGTTGCGTGGCAAGGTGAATGGCCTGCTGGTAATGCTGATCACGGATCACATCAACAATCACCCGTGCTTCAAAGGTGACGTTCAGCGTGCTTTCACCGGTGCCGATATCGGTACCGGGTTCAATCTCGGCGATGTCTAGAAACACGGCCGGCAGCGGTATGTGCTGCTCGATGTCAGGCCAGAAGCGGACCAACTGAACACCTGACAGTTTCTCCTGCAGGTGCTGCTCGATCGTTTGATACAACAGGTCGAGGCTAAACGGCGGCTCAGACACGGCGCGTCCCCTTCAGGTATTTCTGCAGTTCAAAGTTCATTTCTTGCCGGAGGATCTGCAGCAGGCGCTCGTCTGCCTTGCGGCTCCAGGCTTCAAAATGCGGCCGTACTGAATCCAGTGAAATCTTGGCTTTGGCCAACGGGAAGCGATCGCTGTTTTCCCCGACAAAACCGGAGCTGGCCCCGGTCTGCGAAGTGACTTCGCTGTCGGGGTAGTCGGCCCGGGCGAAGTGTTTACTGGCGGTACGAATCCAGATATCGGCCTGATTGCCGTACACCTTTTTATAGAAGGCGCCGCGATAGCGCCGACTACCCACTGATACACCGGCCTTGGTCTGCCGTGGGCGCCCTGCCCGGCTGGCTTCCAGTGGATTGATCCCGAACCAGAGCTTGCCGCGCATCGCGCCGCCGGCGATCGGGTAGCTACGCAAGCGCTGCCGCACCGCCTTCACCGCGATCCGCTCCTGCTTGCCCACAGCCCGGGCGATATGGGTGCTGAGCCAGCCCAGGGTTTTGTTGATTGCACGACGTTGCGCGTTGGCAGCGGCTTTGGGTATCTGGGTGGCCAGTTCCGCAAACGCTTTCAGGTCCTCGGCAGAGACCTGAATATTGAACATTCCACTGCTGGCCCTGTTCTCACTAAAGCTGCCAATGCTCATGCACGTTTCCTCAAGATCAGCGACACCAGACCGTCGCCGCTGGGCTCCAGCTGCAGCAGGTCGTAGCCACCACCGCCGTCCAGGTCGGGCAGATCGATGGTGACCAGCAACCCTTTGCTCAGGCCATCAGAGTCCGCGACCCGCACCACGAAGTGCGGCTCGCGAAGGCCGGTGTTGAGACGGCCAATCTGCGGCTGTTTCCACGGTGCTGAGAACATCCCCAGCACCGGTTCGGCACGACCTTCGATGCGCGCGCTATCGCCCAGCACATCGAAAACCACGCTGTCGATATCGGCCACCAGATCACGAATGCCCACGGTTACAGCTCCAGCAGGATCTGGGCGCGTGGACGGGTGCAAATATGCAGCGGGTTGGACTGGGCTTCGCCGGCCATGCCCTTGTTGAAGGCCATTGGCTCGATCTTGCTGTAGTACGGGATGCCCTGGGTGTTGACCGTTTCCATGTAGTCGGCCGGGGCGAAGGCCGAGATATACAGGTCAGGGACGCCTTCGGGGACCAGCAGCGCTTTGTCGTCGTGGACGAAGGCAACGCTGGCGATCTTGCCGCGATAACGCTCCCAGACAATGCCGCCGTATTCGAAACTCTCACGGGCATCACCCCGCAGAGCGGCGGCCTGGGCCGAGTTGAGATAAGTGTCCTTGATCTCCTTGAGACCCATCAATTTGTTCCAGAAATTCTTGCCGCAGAACGCCCGGGCGCCCGTGCTGGTAACACTGCCCAGCGCATCCTCCTGCAGATCCAACGCTTCGCCACATTTGACGCGGAAGTCAGTGGCCTCAACGTTCAATCCCATCGACATTTTCTGCTGCTTCACACCAAAGCGGTCATAGAGGTTGAGCAGCACCGTCTTGCCGTCAGCATCGAGAATCAGACCATTCAAGGCACCGGCACGCTGGAACTCGTGAGTCACGTCCAACTGGCGTCGGGCTTTCAACAGTCGCGCATTAACCACGTCCTGCACCGCCTGCAATTCGCTGCGTGTGCCGAAGGCGCGAATGCCCTGAATCTCATCGGCCTTGATGGTAAAGCGCTCTGGCAAATGCACGGTGTTGAACGGGATCAAGGTGCGCTTGCTGGCACCTACGACCAGACCAGATGTACCGCGTTCACCGGCCGGCACCAGTGCAAGGGTGTCGCCGTCCTTTTCGATCTGTACGGTCAGGGTGGTGATGCCCTCCTCACGAAACAGACCTAGGCTACTCAAGCGGCCGGGTAGATATTGCTGTTCGTTGATGGCAGCGGTGAGCGATGAAACAGAAAATGCTTCGTCGTCAAAGATGGCGATGTCGGCCATTGGGGACTCTCCAGAATGTAAAAACCCCGCTCGATGGCGGGGTGCGATAAAGGGGCGGTCGGCTTAGCGCACGATCACAAAGTGTTCGGCCAGGGATTTCTCGCCCTCGGGGTCGAGCCCAGTCAAATGCGCCTCGCTGACTTCGGCTAGGCGCACCACGGCGCGGCCACGACGCACGATGTCGGACTCGCCCAGCGGCCCGTAGAGAATGGCAACGGCGGTCTGGCTGCCGTCTTCGGCGGTGGGTACATAAGGCGCGAATTCGCCCGAGGCGGTCACCAACCCGAGGACCTGGCCAGCATTCAGCGCAGAGCCAGCCGCCACATTGATCGCTTCACGAGAGATGTTCCCGGCCCCTTCGGACAGCAGGAACTCACCCGCGTGCATCGGCTCTTTTTTAATGGTCATGCTTTTACCCCTGTCTGGGCGGCGCGACGGGCCGCGTAAATGGCGTTGGTATCAGGCTGTTTGGCCTGAGTTTTCGACGCCGGGTCATCGCTGATCGGCAGGCTGTTGTCGATTTCAAATCCGCCGCCGCTGACCAGCTTGTCGAACAGGCGACCGCGCACCGCTTCAGCACTGAGCCCGGCAGCTACAAACTCCTGGGTGAACTCCGGCAAACGCGCCGCCACGCACAGGTCGCGCACGGCCTTGGCATTGGTCAGCGCGGCATTGACTGTGGCCTCGTCGGCCAACTTGGTGGTGCTGATCAATGCTTCGATCAGGTTGCTAATCCCAGCGGCCGTGCAACTTTGGGTGATCAGCAAGGCCAGCTTCGCCGAGTCCACGATGGGCGGTTTTTCGGGTTCAGGCGGAATAGGTTCCGGTGTTGGCTCAGGAACTGGCTCGGGCGGTTCATCCAATTGGGCCAGTAATGCTTGCGGTGCATGTTGGTAGCGCTGCAGTGCACCGCCCTGCCCCAGGCAAGCTTTGACGGCAACGCCCTCGCCCACTTCGTCAGCCAAGCCCAAGGCCACCGCTTCGCTGGCCGTGAGCCAGGTTTCAGCATTGACCATGCGCCGCAGTTCAACTTCGTCGATGTCGGGTGCCTTGGCCTTGTAGGCCGCGATGATGGCTTCCATCGCCTGATCCAACGCCGTGGCCACCTTACGCAAATCTTCGGCATCACCTGCGGCGTAGGTCCACGGGTTGTGGATCATCAGCATGGCATTGGACGCGATCACCACGCGGTGCGCGCCACACACCGCGACACTGGCCGCGCTGGCTGCCAAAGCATCAACCCGGCCGGTGCAACGCTCGCCCAGGCGCGACAGGGCGTTGTGAATGGCCAGGCCGTCAAACAGGTCACCGCCGATGCTGTTAAAGGCCACAACAATTGGTGACACACCGTCATCCAATGCCGCCAAGTCGCGGACAAACTGATTGGCGGTGATGCCCCAGGTGCCGATCTCGCCGTACACGTAGACCTCGATGCTGCGAGCCTCGGCTTCGCCGCTGGCCCTCACGCTGTACCAATGCTTGTTTTGCGGCGCCGGTGGGTCACCGGCCTTGTTGAAAATGCGTAGCCTGTTCATGGTTTCTCCTTGTCGGCAGGCTCTTCTGGCACGTCGACGAGCGTTTTGTAGTTGAGGCCCAATTCGCGGGCGCGAGCCTGATCGGCGGCGTTTTCAGCATCCACGGTTTCGGCGTCATAGCCCGAACGCAGGACCATTTCGCTGCGGGAGTTGAAGCCCGCATTGACCTCCATCATTCGCGCCTGAATATCCTGCACCGGCTGGATATAGGCCCAGCCCTGCGGTACCCAGCGGGTGCGCAGGTACTCGCGGCGGCGTTGTGCGTAATCGTCCAGCTTGAGGCGACCGG